GCCGTGACATTCGAAACATGAGGGAAGCGCCATGCCGATGAAGCCGCACAAGAATGAGGATCAAGCGTCGTTCATGGGGCGCTGCGTGCCCGACAGGATCGGCACCGGGCCGAACAAGCGGCCGCAGGAACAGGCCGTCGCCATCTGCCTCGGGATCTGGCGGCAAGAGCGCGGCGGCCCGGCACCGAAAAAGCAAACGGCGGTGCTCGACGCATTCGCCGCCGCCGAGTTGGCAAAAGCCTTGAAATGAACGGATTGTCGCACCCGTAAGTGCCCCGCCCGTACCACTTACCGTACCGCATCCGGTAGGGCGGGCTTGCTCGCTTCCGGTATTTGTGATTATGTTCCCAGCTTCCCGGCCGGGGAGTGTGGGCCATGCTGTGCAAGGGATTGGTGCTCACCGGATTCGAAACGAAAGAAGTTTCGGACGACGTTGCCACCTTCACGGGCATTGCCTCGACCAGCGACGTAGATCTTGCCGACGACATCATCGAGCCCGGCGCCTTCGGAAAAATCGACGCCAAGCATGTCGCCATGTTGCGCGATCATAACCCGTCGAAGCTCATCGGCGGGTGGAATCAATTCGAGCAGGATGGCAAGAACCTCAAAGTCGAAGGCGCGATTTCGCTGGGCATCGACATCGGGCGCGAAACTTACACCCTGATGAAGCAGGGATTCCTTTCCGGGCTTTCCGTCGGCTTCCGCATCAACAAAGGCGGCGTGACGTTCGACGAGACCAACGGCATCCGCCGCATCAAGCGCGCCAAGCTCATCGAATGTTCCGTCGTGTCGGTGCCGGCGCAGCCGAAGGCGCGCGTGCGCTCGGTGAAGTCGCTGCTCGAATCGCGCGACAGCATCATCGAATGGCTTGCCGACAACGGTTTCGACGACGAGGAAATCGCCGTCATTGCGACCAAGGGATTTGATGCGTTGCTGCGCGGCGAAAAGGCGGGCGGCATTCGCATCTTCGAAGTGGATGGCTTCCGCAAATCCGGCACCGCCGGCACCGACGCCGCGCCGCTTGATGCCGCCATCGCCGCCGTGCGCGGCTTGCTTAACGATGTGAAAGGCCCCAGCCATGTCACCTGAGGAAACCATTGCGGAATTGCTCAAGCAGGTTACCGAAACCCGCACCGAGATCGGCAAGGCCGACAACGAGCGCACCACCGCGCTGGCGGAATTGCGCGCCGATGTCGAGAAAGGTTCCAAGTCGGTGACCGAGGTGGTGGCGAAAATCGACCGCATCAGTGCCGACATGGCCGCGGGCGCGACCAAGGTGCAAACGCTCGAAGAGGCCATCAAGAGCCTGTCGAAGAAAGTGGGGCGCCCGGCCGGCGACCCGGACTTTTCCGACGACGCCAACCGCAAGGCCGCGCTCGGGCTGCTCGAATTGCGGCACTTGTTGAAGGTGCCGAAAATCGACCACGACCACCCGTTCGCGCCGACCGAGGATCAGATCACCGAAGCCGGCACCGCCATCAAGGCGATTCGCGGGCTGCTCAAAACCCCCGACATCGGCAATCTCGTCGATATCTATCGCAAGGCATTGTCGAGTTTCAGCGTCGGCACCTCGGGCTTCATTCTGCCGCCGGAAATGTCGGATCGGATTCTGTCGTGCCTCGAAGATGTCACCGACGTCGCCGGGCTGATGGACAACCTCACCATCAGCGGCCCTTCGATTAAATTTCTCGTCGATGACGCGCGGTTGAACGAAGCCGCATGGGCATGCCAGACCGATTGTTTCCCCAACAACCCGGCCGCCGACCTGAAAAACGGCTTGGGCGAATTGGAGATTAAGCCGGAAACCCTGCGCTTCATCGTCTGCACGTCGCGCGACATTCTTGAGGATGCCAGCGTCGACATGGAAGCGTGGATGCTGCGCAAAGTGAATTGGGCATTCCGCAACACGATCAGCACCGCCATCATCAGCGGCGACGGCATCGGCAAGCCTATCGGCATCCTCAATCCCGGCGCGCTCATCCCGGTGTGCGATACCGGCGACCTGACACCGGCCGGGCAATTCACTTGGCAGGATCTCATCATGCTCAAGTGGATGGTGCCGATGCAGTTTCACGGCACCGGGTCGCGCTACCTGATGAATCAGCGCACTTTCGCGCAAGCGCTGACGATGAGCGACACCACCGGGCGACCCATCATGATCGCCACGCCGACGGAAAGCGGGCAATTCCTGCTCAACGGTTCGCCGGTCAACATCGTGACACAGATGCCCGACGTTGCCCCCGGCACCACGCCGGTCGCGTTCGGCAATTGGCCCATCGTTTACATGGTGGTGAATCGCAAGGCCGTCACCATGCAGCAGGATCCCTATTCGGCCGGATTCTGCATCCTGTACAAATTCGAGTCACGCGTCGGCGGTGGCGTCGTCTGCCCGAACGCTGCCCGGCTGTTGCGCATCGGGTAAACGCATCGGGTAAAGAGAGGAGTCCAACATGACCGTGTCAGCCGTTGGCACCGTGCTGGTTTATAACGCGCTGTCGCCGCTCTATGCCGACGTCAGCCCGGGGTATGCTTACGCCGTCATCCTCGCCAACCAGACCGCCGCCGATATTGTCGATGGCGATTTCACCATTCAGCAGGCGCCGGCCGACCCCAACGACCGTTGCGCGCCCGACGCCACGAAATGGACCGACGTGCAGGTGTTGCCGCAATGCGATGAAAACCCGGCTTCGGTGCCGGCGCCGGCAAAAATTGCCTTCACGGCGCAAGCTCCGCTCAAGGCACATTCGCAATGCCAATATGCGGTGCCGTGCGTGGCGCAATTCCTGCGCGTGGTGAAGAGCGCGACCGGTGGCGCGGGCGTGCAGGTGTTTGTTGTGGTGACGAGGCTGCGCCGCGTTTGGTACTAAAGGTGCCGCGTTGCTGGGCGTCGCGCAGAAGATCATCGCCGGGAATACCCGCATCAGCTTTCGCGGCACGGGGCCGGCACGCTTCAAGTTGCAGCACGCGCGCGACTGTGACGGCCAGCCGGACTCGCTGTCATGGTGCGACGTGTCGCAGGCCTCGAACGCCGCGCGCGACGGGCCGACCACGCAAACGCACGGGCACGGTGCCATCCACAGCGGGCTGCTCGTTGATGTCGTCGATGGCGACACCGATGTGATCTATCGCCGGCACAATGCCGGATGGCTGCGCGTCGTTGCCGCCAGCGACGAAGAGCCCGACGAGGTTGAAAAGTGCTCAGGTTACGCAATTCGCCTGGAACCCATCGCATGACGAAAGTCGTGCACATGCTCGACGAATTCGTCGCGTCGAGCGACAACGGCATTTCGTATCAAACCTATGCCAAAGGCGAATTCTATCAGGTGCCCAATCACATCGCGACGAGCATGTTCCGCCGCAAGGTGGCCGAACCGGTGACGACCGACCACATCATTCCCAGCGACGAGCCGGCGGAATTGCCGGCGCTGCCGAAGCGAAAGGAAGGATAGTCATGGCGACATCAGCATTGAGCATCCACAGCCGTTGCCCCGATATTTGCGGCGCCGCGGCCGCGTGCAGCCTCGATTGGTTCCCGCCCGTATGCTATTGCCCGGGTGCGGCAGCCTTGAGCGGTACGCAAACGGTCGCCGCACACGCCGCGACGGCTGACGAGGAAACGCAAACCCGCAGCCGGCGCCGTACATGACCCCGCCCCGCACGGTCAGATTGGTCGCGTCGTCGAATCCCGGCGATCTTCCCAAAGACGACGTGGTCACCGCCATCACGGCGGCAAATCAGACCGTGCGGATGCCTTCCGCGCTGCTCGCCTCGCCGCAGGTGCTCGTCACCACGCGGCGGGTCGAGCCGCTTGTCACCACCGCGCGCGTTCAATGGCTCACCGCGCGCCCGCTGTGAGGTGTTGCCATGAATGGTTCGATGTGTGCGCCTATCAGCGGGTGCCCGTGCCTGACGTGGCTGTTGCCACCATGTGCGCAATACCCGCTTTATATCGACTGGCGCACGTGGCTGGCCTCGATGCCCGGCTATACGTTGAGCGCAGTCGAGTCGGCTGCGCTTCTCGACGTGAATGTGAATCCGCCAGTCCCGGCCAATCCCAACGACATCGCGTTGGTGTCGGGCTTCGATACCGACCCGGATCCGCCGCCGACGCCGGGCTATACGCAAATCATCGGCGGCTTTGCCACCGGCAACATCGTCAAGGCCGGGCCAAACGCGACCGTCGGCCGCGTGTACCGCCTCGACATCACCGTCGTCGCCACCGACGCGTGCGGGCGCAAGGCCAAGGCGTGCGAATGCGTGAGCATCAACATCGTGCAATGACATGGCCAATGCGCCCGACCCGCTCGCCAGCGCTTACGAAATCGCCAAGCTTCATGCGGCGGTTGATGGCGCCTTTGCCGAACCGCTGATGCAAAGCTGGTTTCAAGCGGCGTGGGCGCTGTGCGGCGCCTATGCCGGGCTCATTCTTGCCACCGCCATCGAAGAGGTGGTGCACGTCGAGCCCGACGGGGCGCTGAAGCTGTCGCACTTCCCGACCAGCAACGTGCGCTTTTTCGCCGCCGGCCGCTTGGTCGCCGTGCTGCCGCCGGGCTCGCCGTGCTTTCTGCCGCGCACCGAGGCCGACGAGCTTATGGGCTCTTGCCGCATGTGCTGCCCCAATCTGTGCTGTTATTGCGATGTGAAGGCCAGCTATACCGCCGGCTTGGGAACGTGCGACGAGATTCCGCCGTTGGTCGTGCAGGCGGTGGCGCGGGTGTTCGCATACATCTGCGAAAATCGCGGCGACACGGAGCTTGACGAGCACGTGCTGGCCAAGTGTGGCGCCAAGGCGTTCCTGTCGCCGTATCTGACATACGTGGCATAGGTGGCCCATGCCGAAGA